ATTGGCCTGTTTCTTGATTTGTTGATTGACTTGTTCGACCAATAACCAATACATGACTACCAAGACCAAAATCAATATCAACATGAGATGGAACCCAACAAGCAGTTGAAGATTCACCGTCATTATCATAATCAAAATCAGCATTAATATCTGAAATTCTCAATGTTCTGTTACCTGTCTTTTCAGAAGGGTTCATATTCATGTTAGTTACATTTCCGTCAGTAACAACAATTCTTGCCTTCTGTGGTAGAGAAGAAACTTCACGATGATAATTCTCAAGATTTACTAATCCCGTAACCTTATCTCGCATATTTTCTGCAATAAGATTTGAAAGACTTACAGTTGAAGTATCAACCGCATTTTCCATATCCTTGTTATAAACAGCCGTTTCCAAACTATCCTTTACAGGGTATGCTTCTCCTTTATCTGCATCCCAAATCAAATTAAGGTGCAAAAATTCTTCAGTTACTAAATTCCAATTCTTAGCCACATCATCTTTAGCCATAATTCTCCAATATCGAATTCCGCCGTCATTTACTTCCCCAATAAAATGAACGGTTCTTCGGTAATTGTGTGCTGGCTTTGGGTGACCAAATGCTTTATTTTCATCTCCCCACGGCATAACCTTTCTTTCATCAATAGGAATAATTACTTGTCCATCAATTTCCATTTGTGAAGGAGGTAATTCTGTATAGGGCTGACCCTTAGAATTTTCAGTTCTTTCAACAAGTTCACCATTTAGAATTTGGCTAATTTTGTAGTTACCATTTTCAAGAACATTTGCATATGCAAACTTACCTGCATTATACGTTGCATTTCTGTCACGCATATATTCAGCAACAAGAGTATTACGAGCATATTGTTCAAAATCTCTTGCTTCTTCAACGGCAACAATTACACCAAATCCGGTCTTTACAAGAGAATCTCCGCCACCGGCTTTAACTTCTTGTCCCGAATCTTGGACTCTTCTTAGACCTGTAAACCATTGTCTAAATAGGGTCAATCCTAAATTAACTTCCGGTTCACTTTGTAGGTCAAGTTGATTATCTTCAACAATCTTGTTCCATTTGTTCATTACTTCTTCTTGAGGCAATCCCAAAATTTGGGCGGCCTTATTCACTTCATTCATTGCTTTTTCACTCACTTTTTCACTTCCTTTTTTTACAGTGTTTGTGCTATCATCCACGATATGACTACTCTTGGCGTCATACTCGCACTTCTATATTCCGTTTCTCCTATAATTCTTAATAACTTATATTTTATTGCTCTATCATAACTACCATGTAATATTGCATCATGCAAACCATTACAAATATCTTTAACACTCGTTCCTTCATAAATCATACTATGCAAACTATCTGTTACAACATCTTGCTCATTAGCAATAATTGCTTTAACTAATCCTTCCCATCTTTCTAAGGACTCTTCTATTCTTAAATTTAAATCAGCACCATTAATCATAGCCGCTTGTAATTCTCCAATACATCTTCTTAAATCCCCATTAAAACTAACGACAAATTTCTCAAGATTTTCTGGTTCTTC